CCGGTGTCGGTGATAATCGGCGAGATGCCGATACCTGACGAGATCATCATTAAATGCAGTCGTGCCTTTATGGCGCGGCGAATGGGAGTATGAAGTGGGAAATTTAGTTGAAACTCAGACGCAGCAGAACGCGATTGCGGCCACGCCTACACCGTCCGACCTGTTGCGCCTTGCGATCGACAAGGGCGCCGATCTGGATCGTCTGGAACGGTTGATGGACTTGCAAGCCAAATGGGAGGCAGGGCAGGCGCGCAAGGCTTTCACGGCGGCAATGACGGATTTGAAATCGCGCAATCTGATCGTGCGCAAGGATAAATCGGTGGCGTTCTCGGGCACCGCCTACACGCACTCATCGCTTGCAGAGGTCGTCGAAACGGTCGTGCGCCACATGGCCGATGCTGGACTGTCGCACCGCTGGACCGTGGCGCAGGAGGCGAAACAGATCACGGTTGCCTGCGTGATCACGCATGAACTCGGCCACTCCGAGCAAGTGGTTATGACTGCGGCGCCAGACGATAGCGGCAAGAAAAACGCCATACAGCAGGTTGCCAGCACAGTGACCTATCTGCAGCGGTACACGCTCATGGCCGCATGCGGGCTGGCATCGCGCGATATGCCGGACGATGACGGGCGCGGATACCAATCAGAGCCGGTATTGAGAATGCTTGACAGTGAGCAACTGGCGACGCTTCGCGACTTGATGCGCACCACAAGCACCAGCGAGCCAGACTTTCTGCGCTATCTGAATGTCGGCGTGGCGGTCATTGAGCAACTGCCAGAGTCACAGTATCGGCGCGCAAAGTCTGCGCTAGAGGCAAAGGCAGCAAAGCAAGTCAAGGACGCCGCGCAATGATCATCATCAACTGCACCCAAGGCTCCCCAGAGTGGCACCAAGCGCGTGCAGGCGTGATCACAGCCAGCATGTTTGCCGAGTGCCGCAAGCGCGTCGGTGGGCTCACTGAGCAACAGGCGGTCTACGTTGATGCAATGCGACTGTATGGGAACGAATCAGCCGCCCGCGAGGCCGCTGGATACAAGTCGCCGCCGAAGGCGAGCGCAATAGCTAAGGCGCTTGCCGGCGAGCCCGTTGGCGATTTCTCCGACGCGGCCAAAGCCTACGCATTCCGGCTGGCGGTCGAGCGAATCAGCGGCGAGCCGCTGGACGAAGCCGACCAGTTCCAGACCTACGCCATGCGTCGCGGCCAGCAACTTGAGTCAGCGGCCCGCATTGCGCACGAGTTCGTGCATGACATTTCGGTTCAGCCCTGCGGCTTCGTAGTTACCGAGGATCGCAAGTTCGGCGCCAGCGCCGATGGCCTGATCGGAACCGATGGCGGCAGCGAATACAAATGCCTGATCGACCCGACGCGAATACGTGACGTGATCCTGGCGGGCGATATATCGGAATTCACTGATCAGGTGCAGGGCTGCCTGTGGCTCACGGGTCGCGCGTGGTGGCACTTCTGCCTGTACGTACCGGCGCTTGCCAGCATTGGCCGAGAGATAACTGTGTTTCACGTTGCGCGGGATGACGAATACATTGAAGCACTGCAATCCGATCTGCTGAAATTCGATGCGCTGGTCTGCGAATATGAATCGGCGTTGCGTTCCGACAAAACGCGTGCCGCGGGCATTGGGAGGATGGCGGCATGAGCGACTTTCACGCGCGGGTGATGAATATAAAGTGCGACGACAACGAGCCGATCAGGCTTGAATTGTCATCAATAACAGGCGGCTATAGGCAAGGCCATAGCGCCGCCCGCCACGCCGCCGCAGAAATTGCGAATGAGGCGGATCGCGCTATTCGAGATGCTGGCGCCGCCATTGCCTCCAAAGACGCCGAGATCGCGCGGCTGCGGGAGGCGCTTGCGCCATTCGCAGAAATTTCCAAGCACTTTAATGACGGAGAGTCCGGCCTGATTCATGGATGGCACAGCACGAAAGTTGGAAGTTCTGAAATTTCGGTCGAGCATGTTCATGCTGCCCGCGCCGCGCTGGCCGGGGGTGGTGCGTGAGTGATAAAACATCCATTGCAGATCGCGCGGTGCGAGCGCTGGCGAGCGTGGATTCAATTGGAAAATTACTCACATTAAGCGATCCGCACAGGCATCTAGTTTGGACATTGCAGGAATCAGCAAAAGCAATTTTGTCCGAAGCATTCAGTCGCGCAGAGTCAATAGCTAACCTGGCCAGAGATGCGGAAAGGATATTTCAAGAAATTAAGGAGCAGAAACCATGACCACCCACTCCCAGCGCTTCGTCCTACGCTCAAACGACACGACCCGCGTCAATGTCCTGGCGAATGCGCAGCGATTCCTTGCCGAGCTGTCTGCGTCGAAATCGTGGCGGGTTGAGGTATGCGAACACCGCGAGCGCCGGAGTGATGCCCAGAACCGCTACCTGTGGGGCGTGTGCTACGCCGAGTTGCAGCGCGCGACCGGGCAGGAAGCCGAGGACTGGCACGAGTACATGCTGGGCGAGTGCTATGGCTGGGAGACTGTCGAAATGATGGGCCGCAAGAAACTTCGCCCGATGCGCAGATCGTCAAAGATGGACCGCAAAGAGTTTGCGGAGTATGTCGAGTTTATCCAGCGCCGCGCCGCTGAGCATGGCATTTTCATACAAGACCCAGATCCGTTTTACGCCGACCAGATGGCGGCATAGGAGTTGCGATGGTATTCAAATTCGGGAAGCACAAGGGAAAGGACGCCGAAGAAGTGCCGTCAAGTTATCTGCGCTGGTATCTGGAAACTGTAAGCGAGCGCGACAACCCAGAGCTTTTCGCGGAAGTAGAAAAAGAAATGAAGTATCGGAACAAACATTCAACCCACTTCGAGTAACTAACAATGGACGCAGCAGCCGAGTTCTTAAAATCCGCCGATAAGATTCAGCACAAGCCACTGACCGAGGCGCAGTGGGTCGATTCCGTCGAGTTCTACCAGCGTGCGAAATCGCAGACCGAAGCGCTCAACGATCTGATCAAGTCGCATGCGGAACAGACCGGCAAGACGGCTGCGCAGATTCGCAAGGTTCTGAAGGCCCGCGCGGATTGTCGGGAGGATGAAATGCGTGACGAGTTGCAGGGCACGCTTGAATTATTGGGAGGTGAATGATGAGCATTAACGACGGCGGGCCGGCGTATCCGGTCACTCAGTGGAACAACGACACGGAGAGTTATCAGATCATGGGCGGAATGAGCCTGCGCGATCACTTCGCAGGGCTGGCGATGCAGGGAATGTACGCAAACCCAGGTTTTACATTGTCCGTTGATCCGGAGAGAACGGTAGAGGATCAGATAGCGTATTTTGCCTACAAGCAAGCCGACGCCATGCTGGCCGAAAAGGAGCGCGGGCGATGAGCAAAGTACCAGCACCAGCACCGTGGAATATATTGCGATCCGGTGGCGGATGGGTCCGCGAAATCGTTGATTGCAACGGGCGCGCGATCTGCTACGGCAGCATCGAAGATGCGGACGCGGACATGATTGTAGCCGCGCCAGATATGTACGCGGCGCTGAAGGCTGTCAGCGAGATGCAGGCTGCAAACTACGGATATGGCATGGAGACGCATATGAAGTTGGCTGACCTAATGCTGCAAGTTCGCGCCGCGCTCGCAAAGGCGGCGCCATGAGTCGCTACGAAATTAAAGACGACGGAAAGGTAATACGCATCGGATGCCCTGACGGCTGCATGGAAACTTTGCGGCCAACGGAGCCGGATGTGGGCGTGTATCTGGATGACATTGTTATCGGCGCCATCCGCCAGCAGCAAGCCGACCTCGCGGCGCTGACTGCCGAGCGCGACCAGTTACGCGCAAGGCTGGATGCGATTGATGCGGCGCCGACCGTGGCTCTGACATTCTGCCACCCTCACAGCAGCGAAGATCCTGGACAATTGATTTTGCGACCGGCAAAGGATGGACGATGAAAGCCTACAGTTTGAACGATGAGGATTTCCTATTTTACTCTATCGGCGACGTGATGAGCGCGCTGGAAGATGACGATAATCTTGTTGTCGGCTCCATCTACTATGAAATTGAAACAGAGCCGGCAGACCTGTCTGATTACATCGACGCATCCACGATGCTTGAATCGGCAGAAGAACGCGCGTATGAAGAATTTGGTGAATGTGCAGAGGACGCGTTCAGCACAACCAAGGAAGCTTTTG